GGTTTAGATAGAAGGGATGAGATCTTTGCAGATAGTTCAGAACCAAAATCAATAGAGGAGATTCATAGAATGGGATGGAACATAAAAGGGAAGAAGAAATATGAGATCAATTATGGAATAGACCTGATCAGAAGATACAAGCTGTATATCACAAAGGACAGTACTAATGCATTGAAAGAATTAGAAAGCTATAAATACATAGAGGATAGAAATGGAGATCCAACAAACAAACCAGTTGATAAGTTTAATCACTTCTGTGATAGCTTAAGATATTCTGTAGTTCATAAACTATCCTATCCTAATTATGGGAGGTATGCTATCAAATAAAAAAAGGAGGGAGATCCTAAGACCTCCTCTCCTGTCATTAAACTAAATTGATATGAAAAAAAAACACTACATTGAATCTACTAAAGACATAAGGATGACTAATCCCATTGCCATGATCCAAAGTAATACTGTTATTAACCAAATTGGTAGTTTAAAATAGTCTTGTAATTCTTTTAAGTCTTTCATATTAATAGTTTAAGTATTCACAATTTAACATTATCATATCATCAGCAATTTCTCCCTCCATAAGATCTTTCATTGAATATGGTGCATCTGAATTGCTAGGATCTTCTAAATCATGCATCCTTCCTAACAAACATATTAAGCCATCCCAATTTCTAAATCCATGATTAAGGTCAATGACATCTGAAAATTCATGATCAGAATGTTGAAATCCTTTACTAATATATATACCAATTCCTGATTGAATTAGCTTTCTGTTAGATTTAAACTGTGGTATTCCAACTATAGAAATACCATAGTTAGATTCTAATTCTTTTGTTGAATTGAAATACTTTTTATAGTCAATATCCCAATCACTTTTACCATTAGTTCTTTTTATTAGATTATCTAACTCTGAGTAAGGGAAACATCTTTTAGTTTGTTTGTTACCTTCCCAGTCTGTGTATGTATAGAGTACTACCTCTACATCTTCTGTTTTTGAAGTTTGTGTTTTTTTCATACTGTAAATATAATACATTATTATATAACTACCAAACTTCTTGAAAACTTTTTTTAAAAACTTTTATGATATTGTATTATATAGGTATGGAAATAGAGGTAAAAGTGCCTGAGAACTTATCTGAAATAACTCTAGGACAGTATCAGAAATATCTAGAGATACAAGAAGGAGATAATGATGAGATGTTTATAGCACAGAAAATGATAGAAATCTTTTGTAATATAGAGCTTAAATATGTTACTAAGATGAGATGGAAAGATGTTCAAGAGATAACACTAACATTAAGCAACATGTTTGATGAGGATAGTAAGTTCACTAAAATGTTTACTCTTGATAAAGTTCAATATGGGTTTATTCCAAACTTAGATGAGATTACATTTGGAGAATTTGTAGATCTAGATACTTACTTAGGAGATTGGCAACAAATGGATAAGGCTATGTCTGTTCTATTTAGACCAGTAGATATAAATGTCAGAGGAAGATATAACATAAAGGAATATGATGGCAGTATGAATGAGCATCTAAAAGAAATGCCTTTATCTATTGCATTAGGTGCTGTTTTTTTTTTGCTGAATTTAGGGAAAGAGTTATCTCAAGTTATGATGGACTATTTGGACAAGGGAATTCTGAAGGATCATATACAAGTCAAGGAGGGTTTAATGCAAAATGGAATTGGTATTCATCATTTCACACAGCAGCTCAAGGAAACATTGAAAAGTTTGAATATATCTCAAACCAAACTGCACATAAAATCCTAATGTATTTAGAATATGTTACAGAAAAATCAATATTAGAAAATCAAAAATTAAAGAAAAGTTATGGCAACAAGTGATAAAGGAATAAGAGGATTTTACTTAGTATTAACAACAATCAAAGATGAGCTGTTGTCCAATCCAAGTATTAAGACTTGTACATTTGGAGATATAACAGATATTGATCTACAGAAACAAACCATATTCCCATTAGCTCATATCATTATTGAAGGAGCTACAAATGCAGAAAAGACATTACAGTTTAGTTTTACAGTTCTTACAATGGAGCAGGTTGATACAAACAATCAATATGATGAGGATATATTTACTGGCAACACAAACATCCAAGATATATTAAACACACAGCTATCAGTTTCTAATAGAATGGTTAGCAGACTTAGAATAGGAACATTATCACAAACTGGTTATGAATTAGTAGGAGATCCTACATGTGAACCTTTCTTTGATAGATTTGAAAACATCTTAGCAGGATGGGCAACTACTTTTACAGTACAAATATTAAATGATATAAATGCTTGTTAATGGACTTTAATAAAACAAAGACAGCACTACAAGATTTTGGAAAGAATGTAGTTATTGCTGCAAGAAAGAATCTAAAAAAGAAAAGGATTAGAAGAAATGGAAAGTCATATCCTTTAGTAGCATCAGGACAATTAGACAGGTCAGTAGATGATAAGTTAAAGGTATCTAGTAATTCATTTCAATTAGAGTTTATGTTTGCTGATTATGGAGCTTACTTAGATGCAGGGGTTGATGGAAAGAAAAAAAAATATGGACAAAGAAAGTATGGATTGAAAACATTTAGCTATAAGACTAAGATGCCTCCTATAGCATCAATATTAAAATGGACTAATAAGAAAAGGTTAAGATTAAGAAATAAAGAAACTGGAAAGTTTATGAAAGGTGGACAGCAGAGTTTAGCTTTTCTAATAGCTAGATCTATTTTTATGTATGGTAAAAAGCCATCATATTGGTTTAGTGATGCATTTGAATCAGCTTATAAAAAACTACCTCAAGAACTAATAGACAAATATGCTCTAGATGTAGAATCATTTTTAGACTATACAACAAACAAATAATATGGCAAATTACTTATCAAGACTTAGAACTCCTTTCTTTATAAATCAAACATCTACAGTTACATCAGGAAGTGCTGACTTAACTATTACAATTAATAGTGTTGATGTTTATGTAATATCAAAAAACACTACATCAGATTCAATATCTTTTGAGGTTTCTGAGTTGATTAGAGATTATCTTAATCCTACATGGGATGGTGTATTTCCATATTCATCAACAACTAATGACAGCTTTGTAGTAAGTGCAAGTATTAAAATTGAGTTTTATTTAAACACAAAAGCAACAAGAGCTACAAATGCTCAAGCAGGATCAACAGATACTCCAATATCAGGACAAACAGTAAATCATACAATGTATGGATTTGATGCTTACTCAGAATTTTTAGAAGGAGTAAACCATGAATTAAATTATGGTCAATTATTACAAACAGCAACTATAATGTATTTACCTGAAACTGGAAATGCATACATTCCTAAAATGATAGATACAGCTAATCCAGTTCCTGCTGCTGCAGTTGAATATGTTACTGTAGCTCCATCAGATACTGTAAAAACTATTGGAGGAATCCAGGTTAATATTGTAAGAATATGTGAACCAGTTTATCAATATATTAAAGTTGTTTTTGTTAATAAATTTGGAGGATTACAAATGTTCTATTTTAACAAAAAGAATATACTAAGTTTAAATGTTACACAAGAGAATTATGATTCAATGTTAATGAGTGCAAACACATATTCAAATACTAATCATCAGAAATATGTTTACAATAAACAAGGATCAGAACAAATAACATTAAATACTGGTTATGTAGATGAAGGCCAATTTGAAACAATTAAGCAATTAATGCTATCAGAACAAGTATGGGCTGAGATTGGGACAACAATATATCCAGTTAATGTTATAACAAATTCATTAACTAAGAAAACAAAAGTAAATGATAAACTTGTAAACTACTCAATAAATGTAGGGTTTGCATATGATGTGATAAATAGTGTTAGATAATGAGCAAATTTCAATTATATATACAAGATCAAAGAGTAGAGCTTTTTGATGATGAGAGTGTTAGTTTAACTCAGACAATTCAAAACATTAGAGATATTTCTAAAGTCTTTACAGATTTTACAAAACCTTTTACTTTACCTGCATCTGATGTTAATAATAAGATATTTAAACACTACTACAGATTCAATTTAGTTCAAGGTTATACTTTTGATGCTAGAAAAAAGATAAGTGCTAAGATAGAGCTTAATTCAATTCCATTTAGAAATGGTAAGATCAGACTAGAAGGTGTAAACTTAGTTAAAGGTAAACCTGAATCATATAGAGTAACCTTCTTTGGAAACACAGTAAACCTAAAAGACACTTTAAAAGATGATAAAATTACTGGATTAACATGGCTAAACAATTTTAATTTAGATTATGATGCTGCTACTATTCAATCAATTTTAACAGATCCTGAAGGTTATAAACACACAGCAGGTGGAACAGAATATACAGCAGCAGTAATAGTCCCATTAATATCTAACACAGTTAGACTTTGGTATGATAGTTCTCCAGTTACAAACTTTCCATATTTAAATTCAGATGAAGAAGTAAATATAGCTAATGGTGGAAATTTATATCCAACTAATCCATCAAGTTTAGGAGCTAATGATGTTCATGGTGTTTACTTTGAAGATTTAACTTATTCCATTAAAGCTCATCTAATTGTTAAGGCTATTGAAGATCAGTATGAATCAATAAACTTTAGTGATGACTTTTTTGATTTAACAAATGGATCAGAGGCTTACCAAAACCTATATATGCTTTGTCAAAATAAAGAAGGTAGAGTATTTGAAGATTTAGGAATAGCAGAAAGACTTATAACTGGACTTGCAACTGCATCAAGTAATCACATAGTTACAAATGATTCAAGAGTTATAGTTTATGGTTTGTTAAGAGATGGATCAGTATTAGGTCAATGGACAATTAACACACAACAAGCACATCCAACATTTACTGTTAAAATTAAAGAAGGAAATGACACTTTGTTTGAAAGAGAATTTTTAACATCAACTGGAACTATAGTTCAATTTTCTCAAATACTAACAAACTCAACACAAGGATATACTGTAACAATAGAAACAGAAACAGCATTTGACATAACAAGTGTAACATTTGAAGGAACTGATCCTAGTGGAAACATCTTAACATCTCAAACATCTGCAGCAATATCAATAACATTAACTAAGCAGTTTATCATAAGTCAAAACTTACCTAATATAAATGTTATAGATTTTTTAACTGGACTTTTTAAAATGTTCAACTTAACAGCTTATGAGATTGATGGTATTATTCATGTTCAAACATTAGAGAGTTATTATCAAGCAGGAGTGGTTAGAGATATAACTGAATATGTAGATCCTCAATCTATGACAATAGACAAAGCTCTACCATATGAAGAAATAGAGTTTAAATATAAAGATACTGGAGCAATATTAGGAGATCAACATGACCAATTAAGTTCAACAAGTTGGGGAGGTTTAAGTTATGTTGAAACTGGGGGGTTAGACAGTAATAGTGAATCATATAAAGTTGAAGCACCTTTTGCACATTTAAAATATGAAAGACTATCTGATCCAAATGGAGGTTCTAATTCACAAACAGATATACAATGGGGATGGATGGCAGATGAAAGTAGTGAACCATATTTTGAAGATGCTGTTTTATTTATAGGTAAGTATGTTTCATTACCAACATCTGAACCTATTAGATTTTTGCAGACTAAAAACAGTACTGGAGGCATAGTACCTATTAATGACATATGGATTCCATCTAATTCTGTGAGTTTTGATGCTGCAACTAATGCAGAAACTATCAATTTTGGATTAGAAATCAATGAATGGACAACTGGAAACAACTTTACAGAATCATTATTTGAAAAATACTACAGATTTTATATAGCAGGAGTGTTTAATCAAGCTAAAAGACTATCTAAAATAACAGCTAGACTACCTAAGAAGTTTGTTATTAACTATACACTAGCAGATATTGTTGTAATTAATAATGACAGATACAGAATAAACAGCATAACTACAAATCTTTTATCAGGATCTAGTCAATTAGAACTATTAAATGAGACAGTAAATGACACTTTAGCAACTCAGCCTGATGCAGGAGGAGAAGAAGGTCAGCCTCCTTCAACATCACCATCAACTAATGTATTAACATTATACCAATGTGATAGTCCTAATGCAACATTTGAATCATCACTTACTATAGCTGATTTAAACTTATCTAATAATACTAGAGTTGTTGATACATCAGGAAACACATTTAAAGTAACTGGTAACAATGTTCCTAATACACACACAATCAAAATTGTATCATCAACTGGATTAAATGGATGCCCATCAGGAGCTACACCTCCAACCACAAACTATTATGGCTTGAGAAGATGTTCAGATGGACAAACAAATTTAAGAACAGCATCAGCAGTAGGTAGCCCAACATATATTAATACACAGCAAGTTTTTGATGGAGCAGCACCTGCTGTTAAGTATGTAATAGAAAATGGAACAGCACAATCAACAGTACCATCTATTACAATAGCATCAACACCTAGTCCAGTTCAGTTAACATGTTCAGGAAATTCAACAACTAACTACTATCAATTAAATCCATGTTGTAGTGGAACATCTTATATAGGTTTTAGTTCTAACAGTTCTTTATCAGGATCTAGGCTATACAATAATCAGACTTATGTAATATCACCAACATCAAATAGTGGGACTATTGATATAGACAGTTTACCAAATGCATCATGTGCTACTTATTATTATACTTTAAATGATTGTACTAATCAGTCAACAATAGTTCATTATGGTTACAGTAATTGTTCTAATTTAAGTGGAACTGAATTAACATACAGCTCTACATGTTATCATGTAGCAACAACTGCTAACACAACTGCAACAATAAATCTTGACAGTTTAAGTTCTTGTACTTGTGGAGGAACACCACCACCTCCTGCAATACAGTATTATACTTTACAACATTGTGATACAGCTTATGCATATGTCACAACAACAACAACTGATGATATTAGTTTAACTCAAAATGCAACACCTGCAAATGCATCTTTAGTTACAGATCAGAATGGGCAATGTTACACAGTAAATGGTACAACAACAGATCCTACAACTTTTGCAACAGACAGACAGTTAGG